CCAGAAATAGATAATGGTGTGTTTCGGTTTAATATTTTTTTTGATCAAGTTTCTACCGGATTATTTTCTAGTGTCCATCTTTTTTTATTAGAAGAGGTGTTGCACGAAAAGGAAGGTTTAAATTTAAATAGTCTTAAAAAAGGTGCATATACTCCTTTACTTATACGTATCATGCGCTATATTAGGGATTGGGGTGGACCTATAAGAAAGGAAAAATTGAATATTTTCTTCCCAACTCTTTCTATTGAAAATGATTATGTTGGTAATTTTATTAATAAGAATAATAATCTAATATCATCCATTTTTGATGGTGATTATATAACTTATGTTTTGACATCTAAGGGTGAAACGTATCTAAATGATTATGATACAAAAGAACAAATAACATGGTTAGATAATGACAGAAAAATAGTTGAATTAACTAGACCTCGCTCTAATTATGATATAAATAATAATGAAGACACTTATTTATTTTTTAGATGGAGAATACCAGAAAAAAATGATAAGAATATTTTCATATATTATATTGACAATTCTGATACACAATTATATTACGAAGGTGATAAATCATTCTCTTTAGATTCTGGTAAAAAATTACCGGCAATAGTACCTGTTTATAGTAGCGATATTGAGCCTGATAATTATACAAATCCTGATTGGCAGAGATGGTTTCAGCCTTATAAATTTGATGATGGTACTGGTGATTCGTTTTTAGATAGAAATGATGATAATACTGAAAATCATTTTAGTCACCGTGTAATATCAAGTGATAGAAAATTAAACCAAAAACCATTCCAATTAAATTTCGCATTAAATTCTGATGTAGAAGGCGTATTTATGCGAGTATTAGATTTATTTATAGTTAGAACTGTTAATAATCCTAATACTGGTAAATTAGTATCAACTGTTAATAAATTTGCAGAAATAGTTTTACATGGAGAAGTTGTTGGAGAAGATGAGCGTTTTAAATTATTATTAGAAAATTTTGGCAGAAATATAGATGAAAACGATTCATATATTTTTAGAGATACTGATACAGATGAACATTTGCCAGATTATATAAAAATAAACGAAAAAAGAAAAGAGTTATTATTAGTAGGTGAAGATATCTATAATTATATTGGTAGTTACAAAGCGTTTGTAAATGCAATGAAATTTTTTGGATATCAAGATTTAAGATTAAAAGAATATTTTGTAAATACTCAACTATCAAATCCTGCACAAAAAGAAATATATTACTCTGCTGTAGAGATACCTTTAGATTTACAAGTAAATTTTGATTTTTCTCAAAATAAAGATTTTAATCAACTAATATTTGGTAGTCTTATAGATAATAAAATATATCAGAAAACATCAAGATTTGGATTATTTTATGATATAAATAAAGTCACTGATGATGTAGATGATTATGGGTTTCCTATAGTTATTGATGAATTTGCATTTACAAACGAAGAAATATTAATAAAATTATATGGTTTAAAAAAAGTTTTGCAAAAATATTTTTTGCCACACCATGCCAGAATTATAGATATAACTGGAGAAGGAATTTATTTTGCTAAATTTAAAATGAATACCTGGATAGACGAAAATCCTATAATTTCATTAAAATATGATACTAATCCAGATTTTATAGCAGAACCATTAGTTGGTGAAATAAAACATTTAGATAATTTATTAAATATTTTCAGGTTAACAATAGAAGAAATAAATGATGTATCTATATTAAATGAAGATGAATTAGTATCTAATGTTATAAATAAGTCATTATCAGATTTTATAAAATCTAATACTTCTACATTTGAATTTGATGAGGAAGTTAGTTTAGAAGTTATTAAACGTTTTTATCCAGATTATTGGTCATTAAAAAAGGCAGTATTCAATCATTTAAAAAATTCTAGATGTCCAATAAATCATACAAATTATTCAGAAGATAATTTTACTCCAATTTATATAGAAAAACAATATAATTATCAACCAACTGGTACTTATGGACCTACCGGTACATATAATGAAGTTGTAACTATAAAAAATGAACAAGATAATATTTTATACCAAGCATTTGAACATTCTATAAAAATGTTAGGTCAACCAGTTCTAATAAAAACATTACCATTTAATATTAAATGGGATGATATGTCTATACGCTATGACTATTTAGAAAATGAATTGGGACCGGTTGATATTGGTGAAGAATTATTAAATCAATTATCTCAAGAAGAAATAGATCGTTTCGATTGGTTCCATATACCTATTGATGATAGAATTATATTACGTAGATTATTATGGAGTGGCAGTAGATTATTTACCTGGGATAATATAGGATATTTTGGTACACAATGGATGCAATGGTATATTAAACATGAATCAAGTAATTATTGTTATAAGGAAGAAGGTCTAGTATCTAAAGCTAAAGAAATATTAGTATTTTTACCTCATACTGGAAAATATGATGTAACCTTAACAATGAGAGATTATAATAATTTTCCAAGAATTAGAACCAAGAAGAAATATATTGAAGTAGTAAAAAAAGCTCCAGATTTTGTAGCAATTGGTAGATATGTTAATAAAGGTAATTATTGGATGGATTATAATGAAACTAATTGGGATAACTTTACAGGTATTTGGGATTATAATAGTTATTGCCAAAAAGAAACTACATGGGATGATTCTACTATAATATGGGATGATACAAATTATTCTACATATCAAAGCCAATTTTTCACAAAAGAATTATTTGAATCGGATATTATAGATTATGATACAAATGATTATACTATTAAAATTAGAGGTTTAGATTTTATAAATAATTATGATAAATACTCTACTCAAAAATGGAGAAATGTTTTAGTAACTGAACGTTATCCAGAAGACATACCAACGCAAAGAAATGTTGGTATTCAAAGTATTACTAATAAGACTATTACACTCAATGGTGTTTACGATATACTCATTGGTGAGAAGATTAATCTATACAAGCACTATATTACAAATCAAATGGTAGTATCTTCGAATAGTGTAGATGTATTAACCCAACATGCAGATGCATTTAATATTAAAAAAACATTTAATTTATTACATGGATCAACATTAGATTATGAAGAATATATTATAGATGATGTATTTATAGATTATACTAAAAATTTAATAAATTTAAAAGTTGAAGATGATGGTTCATTACTAGATATACCTCATACCAAAATAGAATTTAGAGATGATGATAATTTATTCAGAATATTAACATCAATTAAAGATTATAATTCTAATACTACTACTATAACTGTAGCTGATCCTAATGGATATTTAAATAATATAATAAAAAATGGTTTAAATTTATATAAAGCAGAATGGGGCATATTTTCTGGTAGATATGTATTTGATATTATAGAAGTTATACAAGATTCGCACGATACTCTTGTTAGAGTAAAACCTAATAATAATATATGTAATATAAATACATCATTTAAAGTCAAATGGGCATTAGATTATGATTTTGATTATGCAGAACGTTATGGCAGTTCTACAAATTATTATTGGGATAATTATGATATAAAATTTGATGATATGTCAAACCAATCATGGGATATGTTAGAATATCATAATACATCTATAACTGGATTTAAAATACAAAAAATAACAAGAAATGGATGGATCAAATTTAATGATGAATTATTTGAATTTGATATACCATCAATAGTACCATTGGATTCTATGTGGAATTACTTGTGTTCATTATTATCTAATAGCGAACAGAAATATGTTAAAGATTTTTATTATAATGTTATAGATAATATGTACATACAAGCCACATCAAAATTGTGTGGTATAGATAGTTATATACCCATAACATCTTCTGGTAATATACAAACTCAAAATAATACTTATCCAAAGGCAAATTTTGAATATTGGAAAAATAAATTTTATAATGGATATAATAATCCGGCAAAATGGAATTATTTGAATCAAGGTGATGATAAAATGTGGCAATTAACTGGCGCATTTAATCTTACAGATTCATTTATAACATCTAAAGATATGATTTTACCAATAGCTACAACCCTATTTGTTATTTTTAGTGATCCAGATTCTATTTCTATTGGCAATAAATATTCCTGGGAATTATGGGAAGATAATACTAATAAATTATTATTAAGATCAGATTATAGATATTTTGTATGGAATTTTGTTGATACCGGGAATTATTCTGTAAAATTAACATTCACAGATGACAATTCCAATACAAGAATATATAAGAAAAGCGGTTGGATAAAAATAGTATAGACTATTATGAATGATTCTGTATACCTTATAACATATATCGTTAATAATATTGTTGGTGAAAATGTTATACATGTACCATATAATATTTTAGCAGAGGAAAAAATAAATGATATTGATTTAACAAAGGAATATAATTATGATGATGAATTAAAAAATATATGCAATGAGATACTTAATAATAGTTTTTCCGAATATGAATGTATGATATTAAAAATAAAAAGAATATTTTAAAAATATTTTAAACATTAAATACGTTAACACGTATAATTTTTCTCTACTTATTATATAAAATGATATGAAATTAAATGATATAAAAATTTCCGATTTTTCTACAGATATATTTAAATTAGCTTTTTTAAGTAAAAGTTATAAATTACTTCCTAATATGGAAGGCTTTATTAAGAATAAAAATGAAATGACTTTATTTAAAAGAGATAATATGTATTATTATCATGAGCGTTATAAAAAAATTAAATTATTTCAATTAACACCTACAGAATATGATGAATATAGCAAAGAATTGAAAACTAAAAATTTAAAATTTACAAAAACAAAAAGTATATCAACTATTCTAGAATTAAATAGTGATTTTTTCCAATTGAATGGTAAAAAACATGAAAAGATTAGAAGATATAAAAACATGTATTCTAAAAAAATACCATTCAAAGTACAAACAGAAGCAAATAGTATATCAGAGATAAAAGAGTTTATAAACAAATGGAAAGAAATTAGAAAAGATTCACATTTTCAATTTACTACAGGATATGATTTCAAATTCTTTGATGATACATATAACACATATAAAGATAATTTTATATCATTATATTTTTATCATGAAGATAAAATGGTTGGATTTACAGTATTAGAAAAAGTAAATGATAGCTTATACAATCTTTTATTTAGAAAAACTGATACTACTTATATAAACTCTTGTTTGTATGTTGATTATTATTCTTTTGATTATATTTATCAAAATAACAATAATAAAGATTTTTTTGTAAACTTGGGTGGCGATGTTTCTGATAAAAATTTAAGATATTATAAAACTAATTCTTTTAATGTAAATTATTTAGAATTACCAATGATAGATTTGAAAATATTTAATGAAAATGTAGAAGAAAAACTTATTGAAGATGATAAAATATCATCTAATGTACAACCATTATTTTGAAAATTCTAAATGGAAAAAAGACGAATAAAAGATATTGATGAATTGACACCTATTGATACTTATTATAGAGTTGGTGGGTTTGATAAAATGTATTTTAAAAGGGAAGATTTATTTTTACCATATGATGATATGCCAATGCTCGGTGGTGGCAAAGTTAAACAAACAATATCATTATTTGATTCTATGAAAAATGAATTGAGTAAATACAATGGTATAATAACATACATACAAGTTGATTCTCCCCAAGGTATTATAATATCAAAAGTTGCTAAAGATAATGGTTTAAAAATGGCAATTGCTATAGGTGTTAAGGATGTAAACAAAGCAATATCTTTACATAAATCTTTAAAAGAATGTGTAAAGGTTGGTGCTGAAATTATACCTATAGGTGTTTGTAGATCAAATATAATAGCTTTACAAAATACTATACCAATAGCAAAAGAAAAAAATTATTACACAATACATTTTGGTATTAATGTGGATGATAATCCGCAAATTTTAACAGAAAAGATAATAAATCAAGTTAAAAATATACCAGATGAATTAGATGTATTAATCTCACCAACAGGTTCAGGTATCCAAACCGCTGCAATTTTAGCTGGTATAAAAAAGTTTAATAAAAAAGTTAAGCGTGTTATAAGTATTCAAATATCAGGTTTAAATGTTGTAAAAAGAATTGATAACATTTTAAATAAACTTGGAGCATCTGATATGAAATATGAAATGATAATTGATAAAACATATCCATATGGTAAACATATACATACTAAAATAAGTTGTATGGAAAGTCCACAAAGTATGGATCTGAATATAGTATACGAATCAAAGGCATGGGAATATTTAAAAATTCACAAAAAAGAATTAAATATAGATAGAAATTCTGAAATACTTTTTTGGAATGTTGGAAATAATAATTATTTTTTAAATTTATAAAACTAAAAATATATTTAATGGTTATCTATAAAACAATTAATTTAATTTTAGAAATCCAAACTAGAAAATCTGTTATGGAATATTTACAATGCAGTTATAATTTTTTAGAATTAAAGAATTCAAAGATTATAAATTATTAGAAAGTTATAAACCAATAAACACTTAGAAAGATTTACATGATATATGATGAAGAATACATGAATGAAAATTATGATAGATTAATAAAAACCGATACATATCTTAAAACATTCATTTCTAAAGTTAATGTACCAATCTATAAAGATGGTAAAATGATAGCTACTGTTAAATCTGGTAAAGATATAGCACTTTATGATTATGAAGATTATATAGAGAATAATAAATATTATTTTAATAATTTTGAAAATGTTAGATTAAATCATATATCTAAAAATACTGTAGATAAAGTAAAATTAGATATTAAAAATGGTTTAAAAAATACAATATCTAGTCAGATAAGAATGATTCATATTCTAAAGATAATAGATGATGAGAGATTTGAATTCAAAGGTAAAAATAGAAAAATTGAAAGATGGACAAAGAATAATCACGATAAAATTAATTTTGAAATTTTAACAGAATATAAAAAACTTGATGATGTTATAGAATTATTGGATTTTTGGGGAAAAAACAAAGCTAAAGAAAATGGTGGTATGTCTTTTCATGGTTATGATAAAAATTTTTTCAATCAATATTATAAAAATAACAAAGAAAAATTAGGTGATGATTTTATATCATTATTTTTCTATCATAATAATAGATTAGTCGGTTTGGAATTATTAGAGAGAACGTCTAATGATTTTTGGATATTACATACCAGAAAATGTGATAGAATAAACTATCCAAATTTAACATTATATGCTGATATATATGGATTTAGAATGATATTAGAAAAATATAAAATACCATATTATGTTAATATAGGTTTTGAAACTGGGAAAAGATGTTTATATAAATCTAAAAGGTTTGAAACTTATTCTGAATTTAAATCATTTCATTTAAAATTTGAAAAGAAAAAAAATATTATTACAACAATTATTTAATAATAACATGATATATGATGAAGAATACATGGATGAAAATTATGATAGATTGATAAAAACTGATACTTATATCAAGGCTTTAATATCTAAAGTAAATATACCTTCCTATAAAGATGATAAAATTTTATATACTTTAAAATATGATAAAGATATAGCATTATATGATTATGATGATTTTTTAAATAATAATAAATATTATTTCAATAATTTTGAAACTGTTAGATTAAATCATGTAACCAAAAAAACTATAGATAGATTAAAAAAAGATATAGAAAATGGTTTGATCAGCAATAAGATTTTTACAAAAAGTTCTATGTATCATAGGATAAAGTATATAGATGATAATGTTTTGAATTTTAGTGGGAAAAAATATAGAGTTGAAAGATGGAATAAAAATCATTATGATAAGATGAATTTTGAAATTTTAACAGAATATAAAAATATTGATGATGTTATAAAATTATTGGATTCATGGGGTGAAAAAAAGAGGAAAAGTGGAGGTGTATCCATGCATGGATATGATAAAAACTTTTTTAACCAATATTTTAAAGATGTAAAGACTATATTAGGCGATAACTTTTTATCATTGTTTTTTTATCATAATGATATATTAATAGGTTTTACAACTATGGAAAGAAGTTATAATGATTTTTGGATAATACATTCTAGAAAATGTAATAGTAATGATTATTCAAATTTAAATTTGTATATTGATATTTTCGCATATAGAAAAATTTGGGAAACATATAAAATACCTTTTTATGTAAATATAGGTTACGAGAGTGGCAAAAGATGTGATTATAAGTTGAAAAGATTTCCAAATCATTCACAATTTAAATCATTTCATATAAAATTTATAAACAACAATGTAAAAACAATTTTTTAATATAAAATATGACATATGAAGATTTTAATTCATTTCAATTTAGAAAAATGAAATGTAAAAATAATATACCATTAAATGATGAATATACAGCCTATATAGATAGGAAAAAAAATATATTACATTATGTTGAAACATGTAAAGATTTTGAAAAATATCTAACAACATATGATAAAATAAAATTTAGTTATTTATCCGAAAAACAATTAGATATTATAAAAAAAAGTAATGTAAAATATAAAAAAGATCAATATAGACAAACATATGTATATTATTTTGATGAAGAATATTTTAAATTATTTGGTAAAAAATATAGAAATATTAGAAATTCTGTAAATAAATATAAAGATAAAATAACAATAAAAGAAAAATGTAATAATATTACAGAAGTTATAAATCTAATGAAATTATGGAAAAAACAAAGAAAAGATAGATATTTTTTATTTATTACATCCAGTGAAGAATATTTCCTGAATAATTATTTTAATGATAAAGATTTTGTATCTCATTTTTATTATGATAATAATAATCTTATAGGATATAGTATTTATGAAAGGTTAGAAAATGGATTATTTAATTCTTTTTTTAGAAAATCTAATTTAGATTATTCGCACTTATCAGAATTTATAGATTTTAAATCATTTGAATCTGTTTATAAAAAATATGGAAATTTTTATTTAAATATTGGTGATGATGGTGGTGATAAAAAAATAAAACAATATAAAACATCAAATTTTAATATAAGCGATTCGTATAATTTATATGATATTACAATAGAAAATAATTTAATAAAAAACAATATTAAACAAATAATATAAAATGTTAAAAGAAATTTTAGATATAGGAATAGATGATTTGGATATCTTATCAGAAGATATTAAAAATATGAAAGTCATTATAAAAAATGATAAAAATATAGAGCATTACAGAGATATATCTTCTAAAAAACCATTAGATTATCAAAAAAATAGATGGAATAGTAATAAACAAATGTATTCTGGTATTAAAATGTCTGAAAAGGTTATAGATTATAAATCTATAAATTCCTGGATAGATATTGGTTGTGGTACTGGTAATTTTTTCGAATATATTTTACCAAAATATAAAAATATAAAAAACATTACATGTGTGGATGCAGTAAAAGAATTTACTGAAATAACATCTAATAAAATAAATAGAATAAATTCTAATATTTCTATTAGAAAAATACATAGTTCAATACATGATATAAATATAATAGAAAAATTTGATTTGGTAACATTATCTGGTGTTTTGCAAGTTTTAGATTTAGATAAAATATATGAAACATTTGATGTACTATCATCTTTAGTTTCTAAAAATGGCCAATTATGGATAAATACCGCAAATTATAATTTTAAAGGTATAGAAAAAAGAAGAAGTGGTGGCATTTATAGATTCAAACCAAACGAATTATGTCTTTTGTTAAATCGATATAATTTTTCAATTATAGATTCCAAAACATATAATATGGATTCAAATATATCAAAAGACACAGAATCCGAATTTGTTTATTTGTATGGTAAAAAATAATTTTTATAACTATTGAAAGACAATTAAATGATTGATGTACAAATGAGAGATATTGCTCTTAACTTAAAAAACAAAACATCTTGTTATAATGAATCATATATCATATTTGACATAGAAACAATAAGAAAAACTAAAACATTTGAAGATTTAGATGATAGATCTCAAGATTTATGGTATAATGTTACAGAAAAACATAAAGAATTTGAATCATATAAAAAGAATGATATACCACCTAGTGAAATATACGAAGAACGCGCCGGATTATATCCAGAATATTTGACTATAGCGTGTATTTCATTGGGAGTTTATGATCATGAAGGTAATAATTTAGTATCATCCTTAACTTTGAATGATTATACAGAAAAAGAAATGTTGGAAGTTTTTTCAAAAACATTAATACGATTTGCACCAAATGGTATATTAGTTGGATATAATATTATTAATTTTGATATAGATGTTATATGGAAAAAAATGATATTATACGGAATTGAAATTCCGAAACAATTAAATACTAGAATAGTTAAACCTTGGGAAATGAAGGTCGTTGATATAATGCTTAAATGGCAAGGTACTAGATATTCATTTGTACCAACGCTGGATATGGTTGCTAATTATTTAGGATTTGAAACTTCTAAATCTGATTTGGATGGTAGTAAAATTAGCGAAGTGTACTGGAACAATGAAGATGAGAGGATTGAAAATGTTGAAAGAATATCTACATATTGTAAAAAAGATGTAGATGTCTGTATGAAAATATTCAAAAAAATAAAAGATTTCGTTTGATTGATTTTTGCACGTTTTAAATTTTTGAATATATAAAAAAATTAAAAATAACAAATAAATAATGGCTATATCAATAACAGATATAAAAGGATTCGACACAGTAGCCGGAAGTAGAATAATTATAAACCAAAATTTTTCTGTATTATCAGATGCAATAAATAATCTATCAACATACGTTAATATTTCAGATAAAACTATCTCTAATATAGAGAAATTAACAGTAAAGCGAGGTACTTCCAATATAACTGAAACTTTATTCGATACTAATGGTAGTATTTCGGTTGGTGGTAATATTGTAGCTAGTGGTGCTATTTCTGCAACTTCAATAACATTAACTAATGGTCAAACTATTAGTAATGGTGATATAACAATATCATCAAGTTCATCAAATTTAATAAATAATGGTAATTTATTATTAGATGGAGAATTTGTACAAACAGATGCTACTTCTGCATCTGTTGATGCATCTAATGAATTATATTTTTCAAATACAAATACTACAAATTTAATTTATAATGGTAATACTGCTATTGCTGGTAAAATAGATTTAACTGGTAGAAGTGTTATAACTCTATCATGGTCAAATTTTGTAGCAACAAATGATAGTCAATATTATTTACACAGAATTTTATTAAAAACTTTACCAACTACAAGAGTAGGACAAAGAATTTTAATAATTGCTAAAATAAATGAAGATTTAACTTTACCACATTATAGTTCAGAGCAAAGTGGTTATTGGGTTCTAAGAGATACGCTTGCGTATAGTGATGGTAACCCTATAAGTACAGGTATTAAATTTACGGCAAGTTATCAAACCGCCGAGCTTATTTTTGACGGTTTGAATTGGTTGATTTTAAACCTTAATGGAGCAACAATATCATAAAAATAATCAATTATAAATGATAGAGCAAGATTTATTAGAAGGTAATAAATATTTTAAGTGGTATTGGTCCATTTGTAATAGAGCCAAAGATAGAGTTCTTTTTCCTGATATTTATGTGGAAAAACATCATATTTATCCTAAGTCCATATATGGTCAAAATAAAGATTTAGTCAAACTTACAGCCAAAGAACATTACATAGTTCATTTATTACTTTGGTTTGGATTAAGATTTAAATATGGAGTTAAAGATCCTAATACTCAAAAAATGGGTGCAGCATTTTCAGCTATGAATATAAAATCATCAAATTATAAAAATCAAAGATATAATTCTAAATATTTTGAAATGATGAAACAAGCATGTAAAGATAAAAAACATACATTAGAAACTATTTTAAAAATGAAAGAAAAAAGAAAAGAACAAATTTTTTCACAAGAAACACGAGAAAAAATAAGTAAAGCAAATACTGGTAAAAAAGCTTCTGATGAAACTCGTGAAAAATTGCGATATGCTAATGGAGGAGAAAGAAATGGTATGTATAATAAAAATCATACAGATGTAACCAAAGAAAAGATATCAAAAAAAATTAAAAAAAATGTATATCAATATGATTTAGAATTAAATTTTATTAAAAAATATGATTCTATAAAACAGGCTTTTGATGAAACAGGTATTTTAATATCATCCATTAGTTCATGTTGTGTTGGTAGAAATAAAACTAGTTGTGGATTTTACTGGAGTCATACTGAAATTAATGATAGTGATAAACAAACAATAATTTTATCATTTAAAATTAAACCACAACCAAATTCAAAAATTATTTATCAATATAAAAATGATATATTAATTAATAAATTTGATTCTATTTCAGAAGCTGCACGAATTAATAATATATCTTTACATTCAATATCAAATTGTGCAAGAGATGTATCAAAATCTGCTGGTGGATATATATGGAAATATGAAAAAATAAAAGAAAATAATGTCTAATAAAATTAGTAGAGTAACTCCATTTATTCGTCCAATAAATTTAGCTGGCGGTACATTTTATACTTTCAGTTCTGCTTCCGAAGATCTTTCACTTTCTTTTGGAGAAAATCCTGAGCGCAAATTTAAATTTTCAAAGTTTGCGCTTATTAATATTCCAGATATTCAAAATGAACCATTAGCAAATACTGTAAAGTTAAATGCTATTCCTGGTGCATACAATTCTGTCAATTTCAATAGAACTACTGATTGGAATAACCATTTAGCAGAATCCTTCCAAAATTATTGTCTAAACCTAGAAACATCTATCATATCAAAAGATAGTTACAATAATACTAATAGTAAAACTGTATCAGAAAGAGTATTTTTCAAATGGTTAAAGGAAATATCAGCTATAAGATTTCAGGAAGATACTCCACAATCTGCTTTGAGTACTCGTTATATTGAAGAAAAAGAAACTGAAAAGTATAAAAAAGTTGTACAGTATATTGGTAATATAGATTTTGTAAACAATTATTCTGGTAAAGATAATTCATATTCTGAAGTGTATGTTCATGTTCCAACAGAAGTTGGTAATTTTGATAAAGTTTACTTTAAAACTACTAGTGATGATAATTATTATCCTGGTATGGCAATGTGTAGATATAATCAAGGTTTAGATGATGAATTTTTATACGGTAGACATTATAATGATATACATCCAGCTGGTTTAGATATACATGCATTTTTTGATAATGATACAGGTTTACAAGAATCTGATAATGCATTAAGTGGAACAAGATTATATAAACAAAAAGTTGGTAAAAAAGATTCCGAATTAACATTATGTGATGGCGATAATTTATGTGATATAGATTATGATAAAGATTCTTGGTGGTTTTATTCGACAACTGATTCTAATTGTTATTATACTGAACCGTTAAGGTTTGACGATCCAACTAATGATAACTTAGCTATACATGAAAGAAGTGCTGTTAGTCCAAATATTCAAGCTACAAGATTTAAACGAAGCAGGCTCGACGGTATAGAAATTGATTTCGATGAAGTAATTTATAATACTAATGATTATGGTATTGATAGTTTAATTGATGTTGCTAGATTACCAAATTCAAAAGATTTTGAATTTAATGCTGTATTAATTTATTATGATTTATACAAAGGTACAGTTGATGATATAGGTTACTTTTTAGAAGATAATACTGTACCATTTTTTACTCCATTTGAAATATTATCAACCAATTTATTTGGTATTTTATTTTTAGATAATGTAGAAAATTCACCATCTATAGATGGTGGTTATATACCTAGATTTAAAAAATCTAAACCTAATTCTACAACTAATTTAAATGGTAATGCGTATGGATTTAAATTAAACTTAAAACTTGATACTAGTCCTATAAATAGTGGTGTAAATGTTGAAACATTTATAAGTACTAGCAATACATTATCAATGGACATATATGCAGAAGCATTGAATGAAATGAAGAATACGGTAATTCAAATTCAAAATATGGCATATGATAATGCATTATTAAATAGTAGATTAAATACTTTAGAAAAATACATTTTAAATGATAAATATATTTCATTAACAGAATTACAAGTTAAATTAAAATCAATAGAAGATACTTTAATAAATGAAAAAAATATAGAATTGGCAACACAGAGAACTGATATTTTAAATTCTATAAAAACTAATTATGATTTATTACAAGATATTATAAATGGTAAAGTACCATCTAAATTAGCTATAGATATTGATTTATTGAAAACTGGTGATGGTATAAATTTAGATAAAAGTGATGGTAAAAGTATTAAAATATCAACAACTAGTAAAAATTTTAATTTAGCTGATAAATACATATATTCTGTAAAAAATGATTTTATAGTCAATGAAAAAGATTATTCTTGTCAAATTAAATTAAGAACTGGTGTTAATTATCTAAGATTGGAAGAACCAATTTTATGGTTACCTAATAAAAATATATCATTATACATTATAGATGATAATGTACGTTGGACAAAAGGTCAAACTTTTAGAATTTATCCAAAACAAGAATATTTGATGAAAAATCAGTATGGTAGTTTTAATTTTTATATTTATACTGGTAAAAATCTACCTGCATGGAAAGGAATTTCTACTATAACTAGTTTTGAATTTAGTCAGCATAATAACAGACCAATAATAGAAATAATCTGTGTTGATGATGTTAAAATGGATTTTATAATCGACTATTTAAATTAAAATAATAAACAATGAGCGATAGATATAATAGTATTGGTGAAACTTTAGCATATTTGATAAAATTAAATAAATATGCCACACAAATTTTATTGAAATTAAATCAAGCAATGGTATCTTCTGATGATTCTGTAACTATACAATTACAAAATTCGGAAGGTGCATTTTTTGATTATAAAATACCATCATTTAATAATTTAGATAGAAGAATAAATGAAATAGATAAACAACTTCGAAAAATTTATCTTATACGTGATAAAGATAATTATAAGAATATATTTGGAAATGAATTAGTACATGAACCTAATCATATAACAGGTATAAATGTACCTAATTATTTTTATTCTAAACCTAATTATTTTTTTGAAAATTTATTAAATCCATTATTATACATTAAAATACCTATAAATGATTTAGTAACAGAAAATTCTAAACAAATTTTAAGTAGACGTATCATTTTAAATATAGATACAGATTCTAAACAACAATATTTTGAATCCAATATAAATAAAAAAAACGATTTAGAATATTTCAGTCTATTAGAACTTCTTAAAACTCAAGGTATTAGTTATACTTTGGATGATGAAATACTAAATTTACCACCAATTATATTGCAATATAGTGGTAGTTTTACAGTAACAAAAATAGGTTCGGAAATTATAAAGGATCCATTATATTCATCTGTAAGACGTTATACATTAGATAGTTTAGAATATAATGAAAATTTAGAAAATGGTAATATTGTAAAAAAGATTTTAAAGGGTGGTAAAGATGGCGAAACTTTAATAACTACAAATGGTGAAACACATTATAAAGTTATATCTGTAGATCAAGATGCAAAAACTGTAGATTTAGGATTATTATATGGTTATGATTTAATAGAACAAAAGGAAGATGCACTTAGAATATCATCTAAACTATATGGTGATAAATTTTTTCATGTAACTATAGGTTCTAATGAAAAACAAATTATATTTTTAAAATCTATAGATGCATATGATCATATAACTACTCAAAAATGGAGTGAAGGTGTTGGATTTTGGTCATCTGATTTAAGTATTAAAACGGATTCTGGTGATATATTATTAGAAGAATATTATACTAAACAAGTGAATGATTATTCTAAACTATTTAATGGTATTAAAGATGAAAAAATATTACCGATAACCTCTATATTAAAACCAAATACACCTACTTTAAATAAAGATAATTTTTTTATTAATCTTATAAATGGACAAACAATAGCTAATGATGATTTTAAGCGTAGAGCTATATTAATACAAAGACGAGATTTATTAGAGCAAGCAAATATAACTTATAATGAAAATTATAATACTTACGATAAAATTTTACAAACTAATACAGAATTAACAGATGAAGAGAGAGCCAGTATAGTATCAACAATGAATTCTATAATGGAAGATAAGATTAAAAATATGGATCTTATTTTAAGCATTAAGAAAGATTTTCAAATAGAAATGGATAAAATAAATAAGGGTGTTGCTATAAAACATAAATTTGCTATTGATGGTGCATGGGATATACCAGAACCTAGAATAACAAGTGATAATATCGAGCAATATCCAACCCATTTTAAAATTAAAGCTACATATTTAAATGCATCTGGTGAAACTAATGTTATACCTTTAAAAACATTTACAACATCATCTGGTAACACTACAACACTACAGATACCAATATTTAATTTATATGAAACTCATAAAAGAAAAAATTATATAGATTCTAATGGTAATATAATACAAGAAAATTTTGATTTATCTGATCCAAATAATAGATCTATTAATCAATTACCTCAAGGTATACCAATAGATGTATTTTCTGGTGAAAAGGTACAAATAGAAGTACAATCATGTATTCAATCATTAAATAATGAAGTATGTTCTGATTGGAGTTCACCTATAATTATAGAAGTTCCAAATGATATTAAACCACAATTAGAATTAGATGAATCAATAGATACTAAATTAAAATATTATTATGAAATAGATAGAAGAAATGATGATATAGATGTTATCATGAAACAATTAAAGTATTTAACTGATAAGATTGATATCATAAGTTCATTAAATCATGCCTCGGAAGGAAGTACTGTTACATACACATTAACTGATACTGATATATCTAATGGTTATATAACATTAGCTAATATTTTAAAAACAGATTGGGCTGGTCCAGATGCATTTAGCGTATATGTTAATGGTGGTCTTAGAGGTGTAAGAGCTATTGATTATGAAGTATTAGCAGATGGTAGATTAGTATGGCAACATTATGAATGGGAAAATAAGCTGGTTGGTGGTGATAAAATAACATTCAATAATGTTATTTACATATTTTAAAAAAAAATTATGAATGGCATTTTCATATTCATTAAATTTAGGTGATTATAATAAAACATTTATACCATCTATAATATATCCTGAACTAACCGGTAATTTAAAAATTATTATAGATTTGGATGGCAAATTATATTTGCAAAGTATAAATGCAAATAATGATATTAATGCGTCATGTTTTAAAAAATATAATATAAATTTAAATAGTACATGGAATTCTATATTATATGGATATTTTAGAAATAGTACTCTACAATTAAGAGATTCTATATGGAGTCTTAATGAAGATGTAAGTATTTATACTACTGGTCCAAAATTAAACACATCATATAATAATCTAATTAACACATATAATCCACCTATATTGGATGGTTTTAATAATAAGTTTAGTTATTTCGCACCATTACATATACAACAAAATATTGATGGAGCAATAAATGAATTACCTGATATATTTGCAATATTTAAAATGCCTAATTATAAATTTGATAATCAATATTATGATTTTCATTCTTTAAATTTTTCAGAGCAAATTAAAAATTCTGAATGTGTGTATTATACAAATATACGAACTGGTAATATTGGTAAATTTTTTAATAATTTTAAAGATTCTATATCAAGATCATTAATCGAAAAGGATTTCTCATCAAGTGTTGGTGGTGGTTGGATATATGGTATAGATCCATTCGAAGGTCATTTTTCTAGAAAATATTTATTATCTGATGATATAAAAAATAATACATTAAATATTATAAAAGTTAGAAATTATTTTAAAAATAAATTAATATCTAGCAATTTATTCAATTTTGAATATGTTTTTGATGATATAAATAATATTGATGATGATCCTTCAGTATATTATGGTGTGTATTTAAATATTGAAGATTTATATAATCTAAATATAGATATAACCAAGCACAATGAATTTTTAAAATATAAAATACAAGATGGTAATTATGAAAATGTATCCGATGAATCTTATATAATAAATGATATAAATGGTGTCAAACTTTATATTAATGATATAGATAATCAACTAAAGGAATTCTCATATGGTACAATATTTATAGATGAAATAACTGGACCAACAGGTATTTATAATCCAACTGGACCAACAGGTATTTTTTTATTACTAGAGCCAACCGGACCATTAAATCCAACAGGTATTACTGGACCAACTGGACCAACCGGACCATTTCAAATTTTAACAATAAAGGATAAAATAGATATATTACATCCAATAGTAAGCATATATTCAGATGTTAATATGTATTCTTCTATTAAAGAAATCTCATTATCATCAAAAACTTTAGATTTTTCAAATTTTATAGGTTCACAAATTAAAAAAGGCTATAGTATTAATGGTACAATACTAGAAACAAAAGGTTATAGTAATTTAAAAATAAAACTTCAAAAAACAAGAACTAAATCTACTATTTTTGAAAATGGTGATTATTTTTCAATTAAACCATTATCTTCAAATAGTGAATATGAATGGAGAATAATAGCTAATGATGATACGTGTTGTTATAATTCTACATATCAATATAATGGTAGAAAAATAAAATTAAATACTCAATATTTTACAATAGAGAACCACAATAAAACAAAATTATTAAGTATAAATTGTAATAGACGTTTAAACTTATATGAAGGTGATTATATATCAGTTTCTACAAAGTCATTTACTAATAAAGAATATAAAATAGAAAGAATATCATACAATTATGATACAGATGAAAATATAATAACTATTATTGATAATAATGGTAATTATTTTAAAGACTGGAAATCATGGGATTATATACTTATAGAATATAAAGAAAAATCATATAAATATACATTTTTTGATCCTAGAGGTTCAATACAAACTGTTACTAATAATATAGTAAAATCTTTTGATTTATTTGATGATTTTTTATTATACGTTAGTATTATTAATGATACTATAATATTTAGATCTAAATATGAATCAAATAGCTTTGCTAATTATGAATTTGTTTATAATTTTGCAAATAGTAATACTCCTGCAAATCATTTAATTATAAATGATATAGAAGCCACAGGTACTAAATTATTTGATTATAATAATAGACTTATATTTTTAAGAAATAGAGGTAAAACAGTTTTATTTGGATATACAAATAATTTAAACAATAAATCTAGATTTTATATACCAGTATCAGAAAAATTAAATTTAAATGGTACAGAATTAGTAAAAACTAAAAATGGTAAAATAGGATTTGAAAAAAATTATATCGATAATCAAGTAATATATCATTCTAATTATTTAGATGAATATTTTATAAATAATAATAAAATAACATATAATAATATAGATAAATATATTGTATATCAAATTAAAGATAAAAATGATGATATTATTAAAGATAATAATAATATGATTTCTATAAGTTATAAATATAAACCAGAGATTATGAAATTGAATATTTTAGATGTTGAAATTTTCTAATAATATATAGAACACACAAAAGATAAACATTAAATGCCAAATTCAAGAATAAGATTAAAAGATAAAGAATCATTAAATTTATATACAGTTGAACCAACAGATACTATTGGTCAAATGATACATAAATTAAATTTTAATTTTTTAGAAATTATAAATAATGGTGGTGGTCCAATGGGACCTATGGGTCCTATGGGTGTACCTGGTGCACGAGGTCAATCAGGACCACCTGGTAAAGATGGTGAAAATGTTTTAGATGAATGGTCTAGTAGAATATCATTGGGCTGTAATTTATTAGAAAATTATGGAAGTGATGATGTTATTATAAATAAACATATCAATAAAACATTTCTACTCAGTAATCTATCAGAATTAGATGGCATCTTTACAATAAAACAAGTATATGATGAAGGTTATACATCACCAATAGTATCTAATACCTTTTCTGATTATAAAATGAAAATTTATAATTCAGATAATGAGTATAATGGTAAACATATACATTTATTAAATTCTAAAGCCATAACATTAGATGATGAATATTTATGTAAATCTGGTTTTACTTTTGATTTAAATATTTTAGGTAATTCTGAAACTTTAAAAATACAAGGTCAAAAAAATAATAATATTATAAACCATAAACATAATATAGATCTTTTATCTGATAAAATAAATATAACAAGAGATACTGATAAACAAATTTTACAAATTGATGCTGGTAATGGTACAGAATTTATAGGAACTCTTGAACAAAAAACATTAACTAAAAATAATTCAAGAACTATTCCAGATAGAACAGGTTATATTGGTGTATGGGAAGATACATTAAGTAATGGAGAAACTTGGGAAGTTATAAGTAACGATGATATAAATATAGTTTATGCTAGATATTTTATAAATGATTCTGATGAAGCCAGAGAAACAAATCATCAGATATACAAAGATGAAAATTCTGAAATTAGATTTAAAAGATTAAATAGTTTTATAATTGTAGATTTCCATATAGGAATTAGAAGAATAGAAGAATTTGATGATTTTTTTATTAAAAATTTACAATTTAAAGTTAATATACCTTCTTTAGGTGCAAGAACTATTGGTTGGTATCCATTCTCAATATTAGGTAGTGAAAGTTTTGAAGATGATTTGGAATATACTAATCATGGTTATTTTAAATTAACACCAACTGATATAGATTCTGGTATAAATAATACATTTTTACTTTCTTTAAAATTTAAAAAAAATGAAATGTTACCATTTATAAGTTCTAGATTAGAAGAAGATTATTGGTTATCAGGACAAGTATGGGGAACTGAATTATCAGAAGATCCTTCATGCATTCAATTGACAATTGAACAAGATGATCTGTGTCCTTATTTAGAAATAATTGGTTAAAAATAAAAAACGTAATGTCAGTTATAAAACAAGTAACAGCAGTTAAAGGTGTACCAGCAAGCTATAGAGTACATAATGTTGATGGTCAACCTGTTAAACCTTATCCATTATGGAAATATACTTGGATATTGCCAGAAGGAGTTAATGCTGAATTTAAAAGTATTAGTACTGGATTTCCAACTGTCATAGTTCAATGGAATGAAGCATCAACTCCTGGTAGTCCATTTAAATTAAAGTGTGAAATTGTAACTGATGCTGAAGATTGTTTTGGATTAAATTGTATATCTATTGAAAGTATAAACGTTAGTGTTGGTGAAAGTATTGTAAATTTAAATACTGATATATGGGGAGCAACCGGGGCTTGTATAAAAGTCGGAGATAATACAGTCGATACTGATGTCACATATCATGCTAAATCAATTGGTGCAAAAAATATAATATGGAATGTTGTAAATGGTAAAATAAGAGTACAGCCTGGTAATACTCTAATATATGGTCCATATTCTTCCACTACAGATTCTCAAGGCAATTCAACAATATCGGTCAATTGGTTAGATGGTTCTACACATAATATAAGTGCGTATGGTGTTGATATTAGTGGAAATACTTCACCTATTGAAATATTGACAACTTACCCATCACCATCAATTTTTGCTGATATAGATGGTTTAACGACAAAAGAAGTTAATAGTGGCGAAGCTATTTTTAACTTCATGGTAAACAATATGAGGTCCTTTAATCCAGATTATAATATAATTTATAATTTATACATTGGACACCATAATACAACTGGTCCAATAAATAATGATTTAAGTTATGATTGGACGACAGAAATTTTAACAGCAGATAATACAAGAATTGGAAATATATCAGGTTCTTCTAATATTTATGTTAGACAATATACATTACCAAATAGTTTATCGCCTGATAGATATAGATTCAAATTTAAACCACAAGTTGTAAGCAATACAGATGTTACATGTAGAGTAGAAAAAACAGTATCATTAGATTTTAAATGGGAAGCTCTATCATATGTTCCAGAATTTATAGATCATCCAGATGGTGATAGGAGTGTAACTTATGTTCCAATATTTAGACTCGAACCATCAAAAGTTCATGATATTACATACACACCAACATTTTTATATCAACCATTTGGTTTAAATAGTACTGGCAGTACTGGCAGTACTGAATATTCACCTATTTTTATAACTGGACCTATTAAAACAAGAGATGTTATACATTCTCCAACATTTATATATAGTCCTACCAGTACTGTATATGTGGAATATTCTCCTTTATTTATAACTGGTCCTGTAAAAACAAAAATTATAAGTTATGAACCTGTATTTATAGATGAGCCTGTTGGATATAAACAACCATCTTATAGTCCAACATTTATTTATGTACCAACAAGTGTTATAGTTTCAGAATTTACACCTGTATTTATAACTGGTCCAACAGATACAAAAACTATAGATTTTACACCTATATTTGTAACTGGACCATTTGGTTATGAGCAACCATCTTATAGTCCAACATTTATTTATGCACCAACAATTGTTATAGTTTCAGAATTTACACCTGTATTTATAACTGGACCAATAGATATTAGAACTGTAGAGTTTACACCTATATTCAATGGTAGTAATCCTATAGGTTATGAACAAAAACCATATACTCCAACATTTATTATTTATCCAGAATTAGAAATATATACAGAGTTTGTTCCTAAATTTAATTCTACTCCAACAAAAACGGTACTAGTCGAGTTTTCCCCAGTATTTATAAATATGCCTGGTGGGATTATAAGTTAAAATAATATATATAAAAAATAATTAATCAAAAATGTCAACGACTACATTAACAGTAACAAATACAGTTATAGAAGGAAATGCTGCATATCTTGCTATAACTGGTACTATACAATATTCATATATCTTTATAAGATATTTATCAGATTCCGCATTAGATACAATAACTGCCGTAAAGATTAATGGTAATACTATATCTTCTTTAATTGGTACAGCAAGAGAACAAACTTACGATTTTAGTGGAAAAACACCAACTCAAAGAAATGATAAACTTGTTTTAGAATTTCCAACACCTGTTTATCCAGCGCCATATAATGCATCCAGTTGTCTAATTGCTAAAGATACAAGTATTGGGGCTAATGGTAAAGTTCTTATTGTGGCTAATTATGCTAAACAAATACCACCTATTACATATTCACAAGTGCCTTCTACTGTTGTATTAGAAATTTCATCAACATCTGGCGCAGGTCCTAGTTTATATGATATAACTCCATATACAACTCCAGGTGCTCCTCCTGCATCAGGTGCGGCTGTGTTCGTAGGTGCAACTGTATCTTTATAAAATAATTAATCAAAAATGTCAACTACAAGATTTACTATTACAAATACAATAATAGAGGGCAATGCTCAATATCTTTCTGTTCCTGGTTCTATACAATATTCTTATACTTTTATAAGATATTTAGCAGATCCAGCATTAGATACTTTAACTTCGGTTAAGGTAAATGGTAATACTATATCTTCTTTGATTGGCACGGCAAGGGATCAAGTATATGATTTAAATGGAAAAACACTTACCCAGATAAATAATAAATTAGTTTTGGAATTTCCAACACCTGTTTATCCTGCACCATATAATGCATCCAGTTGTCTAATTGCTAAAGATACAAGTATTGGGGCTAATGGTAAAGTTCTTATTGTGGCTAATTATGCTAAACAAATACCACCTATTACATATTCACAAGTGCCTTCTACTATTGTATTGGAATTTTCATCTACATCTGGTTCTGGTCCAAGTTTTTATGATATAACGCCATATACAACTCCAGGCTCACCACCTTCTAATGGTTCAGAAGTATTTGTTGGAGCGAATTTATCATTATAAAAAATATTATATATGAATATACTTATATTTCTTAAAAATACAGCAGTCCAACGACTGCTGTTATTTTCTGCATTAATTATTTGTATTTTTTTATGGATACAAAGTTGTAATTCATATAAAAATGATTTAGATAGAAGTAGTAATAATTTTGAAACATATAAGGATTCTACTCATAAATTAATTTTAAAAAATGGTCAATTTGAGTATGAAAGAAAAATGTACCTTTTAGAAAAAGGTGAATTAGAAAAGTATAATGCTGATTTAAAGAAAGAATTAGATAAAGAAAAGGGTAATATTAAAATAATAACAGGTGCAGAGGTAATTATACATGATACAATTACCATAATAGATTCTACATCTAAATATAAAAAATTGGATGATAGTACTTATTATTTGCCATGGAATTTTGAAGATGAGCAATTTGGTTTTTATAAATCTATAAGTGGCAATACTACATTTATATTGACGAATGATTCTATTCGAGAATTAAATAAGATTAGAAGTAGTTTAACGGATTATAAATTTTCATTTAAAATTATAACTGGTGTAAAAGAAGAATCAAATGGTATATATAAGATTTTTATACGTACTAAGGATGATAATAAAAATATATCATTTGATAATATAGAAGGTGCAATTTTAGATCCTACTTTATTTGATAATAAAGATAAAGATTGGATAATTTTTGGACCACAATTTGGTTTTGGAAATTCCAATAATTCTTGGAATTTTTTTTTAGGTGCTGGTATGACTATTAAAGTTTTCGGTATACATTTTTAAAAAATAGAATTTAATGAATTTAACATCAAGCAGTAGGTTTATACAGTTAACGCCATACGCATTATTAGAATTTACATATAACTCTGATGTTATAAATACTAAGGATGTTGATTTTTATAGAATAATAAATGCATTCAGTGGTAATTTATCATATGTAAATTATAATCAATCTGATTATTCTTTACCAAAAAAATTAACTGGTAACTCTATAGATTATACTGTAATGCCTGTTGATGATAATTTATGGGTTCATTTAGATACTGATAGACCATTAAAATACTTTGAACAACAGAATGAAGCTTTGTTTTTTCAACCAATTTATTTAGGTAGAAGTACAGAAATAAATGTTGTATATGATTCGATAAAAGTTCATATAGTATCCGGTTATAATTTTGATAATTTAGGTGGATTTATTATAAGAGCATCCTATGTTGATAATAAAAATTTCAAACAAACATTTGCTGCTAATATTGCATATTTAAAAGAAGATACACATATAATTTTAAATAAAACACCTATGTTGATAGGTGATAGAATTTATGATAAATATATTGAAGTAAAAATACCAAGTTTAAAATCAATAACTGACTCTGATTTACAAACTAAAGAAATTTTTAATTCTGTTATAAATTATGGTAATAATATAATTTATAAAAATTTATTTGATATACCAGATTATAATAATTCTAAAATTAATATAGTTTTTTATGAGATACATGATTATTATGTATCTGATAATGGCCAGATAATGATTAGAACAGCATTACCATTAGGTAATGATACTCAAGGTGTTGTACGTACAGAAATTTTAAATTATGATAATTTTGCAAATTTAGTAGCTAATATACAAGAAAGTGTAGTTGGTGATTATTTTGAAATATTTCCTATGTATAATGGAGATTTTTTAGAAGATTTCATAGTAGATCAAGCAAAATTAGGTCACAATTATATTGGTATACATGATATAGAATTATACGAGCAAATATCATCATTTGGTGATTATGATGAAATATTAACACACAAGCAATCATTTTTTCAAGAAAATGGTTTTGACCAAGTATTTAAATTTAGACCTGTTATAGAAAATGCAAATGCAGTTACATTTACAATAGAATATACATTTAGATTATTAGATAAAGTTGATAACTCTCAAGTTATGAGAAGAGCGACTTATACTTTTCCAAATGCTTCAAAATATGGTAGATGGATGCAAAAATTAAATATACCTATTGGATATCAACCAATTAAAATTGTAAATAAAATAATTAAAAATATAGATTCAAATACTGGCTCTAATACATACAATTTAAGTAAAGTTAATAATACTATAATACAGCAATCATCGACTTCTACCATAGTGCCATTTCAATTTAAAGACATCAGTGTCAATTCCTACACTTTATTTGTAGATTCTTCTTCCAAATTAACTACAAAAGTTTTATTTGAAAATATACCAAATACAATTATTGATACTAATAAATTAAATTTCGAGGATTTTAATAATAGTAATGTTATATATGGTCAGGGTGATTGTAGAATATTTATAAATGAATATGATAATTTTCTAAAATTTAAAATTTATAAATACATAGATAAAAAAAATGGAGTTCCAGAAGTATTTAAAGATTTAAAATCTGGAGATAATTTAAATCTTTATCTTATATTTAAAACATCTAATGGTGAAGAAATTCGTATTAATGAATTTAAAAAGGTAGAAAATATAAATATACAATCCGAAGAAGATGGTGTTTTAATATTTAAAATAAATTCTATAAATTCACAAAAAATAATAAATAGTGCAACTAGTGATTTTTATATAACTATTGAAAATAAAATATCTGGTAAGGTTACTGGTACAAATGCATGGAATTCAAAAAAAGATTTTGAAACTATATTATATTCTGGTAAATGGTCTAAATTGACGAATTACAATCAAATAGAACAAATAGATTATGATTTAAAAACCAAAATATTATCATCTATTGTAGATAATATAAAATTAGAAAATAATAAATTACAAACATTGAAAAATGATTATGATTCATTTATTAATAGTATAAAAGATCTAAAATTAGATACAACACAACAATCTTCAGTAGAAGAATTTAGATCTAGTTGGTCAAAAATAATAGATAACGCTAAAGTATTATAATATATGAGTTTATTAAATTCTAAATTTTCAAATTTTATTTTTTCTTTTCCATCTAAATGGATATATCCGGATGTTGAAGAAGAATTTTCTCCTATTTTCAAAAGAGCAACATTTCCATATAAAAGTGCAACTTCTTATATTAATGCAACTATACAATCTATATCATGGCCTGCTATAGATGTCGAAACAGTTAGTCAAACTGTAACACAAAAAAGATCACATGTTAGATCTGGTAAAGATTATGGTAAATCACCAAGTAGGGAATATGTTGGTGGATTTGATATGGAATTAAGTTCTTTAAGAGAATTTACAGTAATATTTAAAACTACTGAAGGTTTTTTAAATTATTTTATAATGCATAGACAATTTGAAAAATTTTTAAGTTATGGACCAAGTAACGAACCTAATTTAGGGCACGTTCAGTTGCAATTATTAGATCATACTGGATACCTTATAGCTACAAAAATTTATTATGAAATAATAATGACAGGTATATCAGAATTAGAATTAAGTTATGCCAGTAATGTTCCGGAATTTAGAACATTTTCTGTATCATTTAAAAGTTCTGGATCACAAATAAAATTCGAAAAACAATGAAATATATTTTAGAATACAATCAATATCTATTAGAATCTGATGATAATGAAACTGGTATAGAAGATGAAATTATAAATGATTCTAAACCGGATGATAAAAAGGTACAATCATTTTTAGAAAAACATTGGAAAAAAATAGCAATATTATTAGGTTCTGCTGCTGTTGGTATAACCGCTGCTGTTCTATTTAAAAAATATAAAAGTAATTCTAAAGTAGTAGATGTTAATGATATATTTGATAAACAAAAACAAGATGCAACTAAAGATATTATAAATTCAATAATGTCTGATAAAGATTTATCAAATGATATAGGTAGCCAAATAGAAGTTATAAATATATTAAAAGATAATACACCAGAAAAATCAATAACAAATATAACTGAATTTGCATCTATTATATCAAATAAATATATTTCAAAATTTGATGAAGTAAATGTAGATTTGGGTAAAACTATTGAATTTTTAAATAAAAATAAAGATAGAAATTTTGAAGAATTACCATTAACAGTTAAATATAGTGATTTTAAATTGAATGATAAGTCTCCTAGTAAAAATAATATATACATTATAAAAAATACTGAAGATTATTTAAAATTTAAAAGAAAAATTACAAGTAGAATAAAAGGTAATATTGCTCTTTCTGAATTTTTCAAAACATATCCGGATTTAATTAAACATAGAACTGAAATACCATCTTTAAATATTACTTTAACTGCTGCATTAAAAGATAAAGGTAAAAAAAATGGTGTTACAAAAACTCACTTGAATCACTTTTTGAGTAACTTAAAGCAATGATATATATAGGTGTGGATTTTTCTCTAAATTCTCCAGCAGTTTGTGTAAATAATGATAATATATTTAATTATTATAGTTTATATAGGCCTGGTAAATTAACAAAAAAAGAAGTGATAGGTATAGATGTTTTAAAAGAATTTAAAAATTTAAGTTTAAATATAAACAAACCGATAGTAGAAAGTAAAAATTATCAAGTAAGAGAAAATAATAATCTAATAGAAGCAGAATTTTTAACAGATTCAATAATAGAATATATACAAAGTAAAATTAAAGACAGTGAAGTTAAGATAGGTTTAGAAGGGTTCTCGTATGGTTCCACTGGAAATCGTTTAGCAGAATTAGCTGGATATAACTATTTATTACGACACAAATTAATAAAAAATAATTATAATTTTTCAATATACAGTCCAAAAACTATAAAATCTATTGCTGGTAATGGAAATTATAATAAAGATCAAATAGCTGAATCATATTTAAATATCATTGATGATGATGAATTAAGGATATTTTTAAATGATAATAAAGATACATTATTTATAAATAGACACTGGATTAAACCTATAGATGATCTTATAGATGCATACTTTACAGCCAAAACAGTTCAAATAAAATAAAGTTTAAATTTAATTTAAACAAATTTAAGATACAAACGTACAATAATTACAAACAGTTCAAATATTTTAAAAAAATCAAGGAGTAAAAGATGGCAAACAACTTTAGCATCGACGATGCACTATTCAATATTGATTCATCCGACTTATTTAAGGATGATAAAAAATCATCAGCTTATGATGATTTATACAGACCTTCCGCAAAAGAAGGTAAAGACGGTGTTTACAAATCAGTAATACGTTTTTTACCTTTTGTAAAAAATCCACAAGAATCTATTAAATCTAAATGGACTGTTTGGTTGACAAACCAAAATACCGATCAATCAAGAATGATTGATTGTCCTAGTTCTATTAAAGAAAAATCAATTCTTCAAGATATATATTTCATGTTAAAAAAATCTGATAATGCTAGAGAAGAAGATTTAGCATCTCAATTTACAAGACGTGAAAGTTTTTATTCTTTAATTCAAATAGTTAAAGATCCTAATCACCCAGAATTAGAAGGTAAAATTAAGATTTTTAAATATGGTAAAAAAGTACATGATAAAATTAAAAATATAATGAGTCCAGATGGTATGGATGGTATATCAAATACCAATAAACCATTTGATTTGTTTACTGGTAAATTATTCATGTTACATATCAAAACTGTATCAAACTATAACAATTATGATGATTCTCAATTTATTGGAGATTCTAAGCCAATTGAAATAGATGGTAGAGCAATGGAAAGAACAAAAGAAGATATGTCTATTATCAAAAAATATTTAGAAGATAATTCTCCAGATTTAAATAAATATAATTTTAAACCTTGGGATGATGATACAAAAACATTTGTATTAGAATCGATTGAGTCTATTTTACCATCTGGTAAAATTAAATCTAAAATATTTGGCGATGGTTCATATTCTAAAGAAGAATCAAAAATTTCATCAATTACTTCAAAAGTAAAAAATTCTATACAAAAAGAAAAAGTTGTTGATAGAGCGGAATATTCTCCTACTAGAGATTCTTTAGATGATATGTTTGAAGATGAAGATATACCACAAATGAAACCTTCTAAAAAATCAAAGGTTACTATCCCCGATGATGACGATGATGACGATTTATACAAAGATTTATAAATGATAATGGGGATAAATTTAATTTTATCCCCATTTTTTTTTTAATTTTATTATTTGAAATAAAATGGATAGTGATTTATTTGATATAAATTTTACATTTTCGTTAGAAAATTTAAATAAAAATAGAGAAGTATTAAGTTTAGATAAAATAAAAACACATATTCAATGTGTCTTAGATCAGACTTTTGTAAATCCAAACAAAAGAAAAATAGAAGATTTTAATTCTAGATTTAATTTTGCATGTCCTTATTGTGGTGATAGCACAACAGATAGTTTTAAAAAACGTGGTAATTTATATTTTAAAAATATGAGTTACAAGTGTTTTAATTGTGGTATAAAAATGAGTCTTTATTCTTTCATAAAAGAATATAAAGATAAATGTAATTTAAATGATGTAGATTTATATGCAATTAGAAATTTTCAATCAGATGTAGATTTTAGAAATATATCAACTGTTAGATTAAATTTTCTAGATTTAGATGATATACGAAAATATTCTTTAACAAAAGAAAAATTAAAAGAATATTTAGGTTTTACAGAAATAAATAATACCAATTGTGAAACGTTCCTATTAAATAGGTACCAAAATAATAATAATAATTTTTTATATCAACCAAAAACAAATTCTTTAGTTATATTAAATGGTATAGATGATATTATTATTGGTTATCAAATTCGTCCACTTAAACAAAAAAAATATTTTACGTATAAATTAAGTACAATATATAAAGAATGCGATTTAGATATAAATGATTCGGTATCCAAATTGGATAATATATCAAGTATATTTAATATTTTAAATATAAATTTTGATAGAAATGTAACAGTGTTTGAAGGCCCAATGGATAGTTTTTTATATGACAATTCAATAGCATTATCTGGAGCACATAATGTTTTGGATTTTGAAATAGAAAATATGCAATATTGGTTTGATAATGATGAAACTGGTAAAAAGAAAGCAATTTCAAAAATAAAAGAAGGTAATAAAATCTTTTTATGGAAAAAATATCTAAATGATAATTCTATATTAGAACATATAAAAGATTTAAACGATTTGATTATATACAGTAAAAATAATGGTATAAAATTGCTACCTTTTGATAATTATTTTTCAAATAATAAATTAAATATAATACATGTTTAAACACCAAGATTTAGTTTTTATAAATAAAAAGATTATGCCATTCGAATTAATATTTGATGGTATTCTAAGTATAGAACAAAATATGGTTCTATCTAAACCTAAAAAAATACATGATAAAGAAGAAATTATAATAACAAATTTAAGAGATAATAATGAAAAATTCAGATCTCGAAGATGTGGAAATACAGGAAGAGTTAGGGAAATCTTTTAATGTCAATCTTTTTGATAAAAAAGATAGTGCAAAGGTTTCTAGATTAAAGAAATCCTTAGCTACTATGCGTAATAAATGGACAGAAATAATAATTGAACATGATGAATCATTTAAAGATTTAAAACAAATATCAAATACTAAAATAATATCAGATAGACAAAGATTAATAGAAGAAACATTTGCAATACAAGACCATGTTGAAAAAACTTTAAGACAATTAAAACAAGAAAAAAAACAGTGTTATGATGATAATGTTGGCAAATTTAAATCATATCAGGCAATTTATCTACAAATAGATGGATTAGTTGCCGAAACTGAACAGTTTTATAATTTATTGGTTAATCATATTAAATTTCTAAATGAAACTTTGAAATCATTAGATCATTTAATTTACCAAATAAAAAATAAAATAAAGTTTGATGAATTATTATAAAAATAAAAGAATATATGAAATTCGAAGTAACATCCGATAAAAAATATTTAAAACTTATTGAAGCAGATGAATTAGAACTACGACAAATAGAAATAACATTTACAAAAATGGTTAGAAATTATTGGATCTTATTAAAAAAGAATCCAAAATTAAAACAATGGGGATGGACTGGTAAAGTATCATATTTTAAAAACAATAAAATTCCTATTGGTTTATGGCAAGAAGTCATGAATATGTGTGAAAAATATAATTTTGAATGTGATATTTTTGGATTAAATGCTATAATAGATGAGGATTTTGATAGTAAAGAGTTTGTAAAATGGCAAGAGAATTTTTTTGAAAAATCTGATAAAAAACCTTACGATTATCAGATTAATACTGCTATGAACATATTAAAGTATGGTTGGTCTTCTAATGAACTTGCTACAAGTGCAGGAAAGACTCTTATCGTCTTCATGGTGTTCGCTTATTTAAAAACTCATGGTAAGCTAAATAGAATGTTAATCATTGTGCCTAATAACTCTTTAGTTATACAAGGTATAAGTGATTTTGAGGAATATTCAAAATATAAACAACTGATAAATTTTAAAATGCAACCTATAGGTGATGGTGCAAGTAAAGAGAAAAAAGATGTAGATGTTGTTATAGGTACATTCCAAACTTTGAGAGAATTACCAGATGAATTCTTTACAGAATTTAATGTTGTTACAGTAGATGAATGCCTACATCCAGATACAAATATAAAAATGTCTGATAATACTTATAAAAAAATTAATGATATTAAAATTAATGATATAGTATTAACATATAATGAAACTACCAATCAAATTGAACATAAAAAGGTTGAATATGTTTATAAAAATTTAAATAAAAATGTTCAAATGTATGAATTAGAAATGGAAAATGGCACAACTGTAAAAATAACAGGAAATCATAAAGTTTTATTGAATAATGGATTATGGAAAAAAGTTGAAGATTTGAATGAAAATGATAATATAATAAATATATAGAGGCACATAAAAATAAAAGCTACCTGTATGTATATAGATTATAGTAAAATGGATAAAAAAGACTTATATAATTTTATAATAGAAAATAAAAAATTTTACGGTCAATTAAAAATAAAAGATTGTGAATCCAAATTAGAAAAATGGTTAATAATAAATAATATTAGAGATTTGATACCAATTGATGTAATAACAGAACAATCCGTATTTAATTATTTTAATGATATAAGTGAAAATCCATTATGTCCAATATGTTCTAAAAAATTAGAATATAATCAATATAAAAGATCATATAGGGTAACATGTTCTAAACCTTGTAATAATAAATTATTATCAATATCAAGAATGGGAGATAATAATTATTGTCATAAAATGACAGATATTACAAAAAATAATATGAAAATTAAAAATTCAATAAAAATGAAAAAATTAATAGCAGAAGGTAGTTTTACTCCTTGTGTTACAAATTCATGGGCTAAAAGTAGAACAAGAATATTTTTAAATGGTGAAATACGTGTATATAGATCAACATGGGAAGCCTTTTTTCAATTAAAAAATCCAACATTTTTATATGAAAAAATAAGAATACCTTATTTTTATAAAAATATGTTTCATAATTATATTGTAGATTTTGTAGATTTAAATAATAAAATATTATATGAAATTAAACCTAATAGTGCAAGATTCTCCAATGAAAAAAATATAATAAAAGAAAAATACGCAAATGAATGGTCGTTAATTAATGGATATGATTATAATGTTATTAGTGATGATTGGTTTTTTAAAAATTATGATGAAAAGATTTTAATTAATAATCCGGATTTTGAAAAAATGAATAAAAATTTAAAACAATTTTTAAAATATGAAAATAAAGAAAATAACTAAAATAGATTATAAAGAAGATGTTTATAATTTAAGGATAGAAGATAATCATAACTATTTTGCTAATGATTTATGTGTATCTAATTGTCACACAGCAAAAACAACATCTGTTAAAAAGGTTCTTTCTAAATGTAAAAATGCCGATATTAGGTTTGGTCTTAGTGGTACTATAGGTATAGATAAAGATGATGCTGATGCTTACACATTACTATCATTAATAGGACCATGTGTTAATAAAGTTAGTGCTAAGTTTTTATTTGGTAATAATGAAGAAAATAAACAGTATGCTACACCAGTTTATATTCGTCAGATAATGATGGATTATTTACCATATGATAAAAGAAATGATATTTTAAAACTAAAAGCAAAAAGAGTTGAATTCGATGGTTCAACTATGTTAGCCTTAGAAAAAAAATTGATTGTAGACAATAAAGATAGATTAAATTTTATTGTAGATGTTATATCAAAAGTACAAAATAATTCATTAGTATTATTCCACAATGTACAAGATGGTTACGGTAAACAAATATGTGATGCATTAAAGCATGTTTTACCAGCAAATTATGAAATTTATTATGTCGATGGTGATACTAAACAAGATTTAAGAAAACATTACATAACTCAAATGGATAGAAATACCAAAACTATCAAGATAATGGTAGCATCATTTGGTACATTCTCTACTGGTATTTCTATAAATAATTTGAGTTATATTTTCTTTACAGAAAGTTTCAAATCAGAAAAGATAATACTTCAAAGTATTGGTAGAGGTATGAGATTGTTTGAAGGTAAAGAAGTTGTAAATATTATAGATTTTGTAGATGATTTTTCATTTAAAGGTTTTCAAAATTATTCATTAAAACACTCTTACGAAAGAGAAGAGATATATAAAACTCAAGGTTTTCCTTATAAAAAAATTAAAAAAACTTTCGGCGAAAGACTAAAGTAGTTTTTCGCCAAGTTTAATTAATTCTTGTTTTTCGTGAAAATCTAATTTCATATCGATAGTTTTCTTTATTTCTGCAATTTTAATTGCAGCTTTATTGTTATCTTTTATTTTTTCCAATTCTTTTAAACCATTCTCTACATTTTTATCCCACACCTTTTCTACAATACTATCAATTTTATTTTGACCAATTAAATTTATAGCCATATTATACATATTTTCAATATCTTTATCACTAGCTTCATTTAATGTATAAAAATTATTATAAATTTCTTTTTCATGTATGATTGAAATAGCATACCCACTTAATTTCATTATTTCTTTTTGTTCTGATTTTGTCAAATATCTATCAAAAAACATATTCATTTTTGCAACATTTATAATTATATCTTCTTCTAATCCTGAAGCATATTCTGTTGCTGATTGCATAATACTATTTAAACCTTTTATTACCCCTAATTTATTTAATATTGAATTAAATGTTTTAGAATTTTTAATAAGATTATATGTGTTTTCGCCTAATTTTTTGTAATCCACGGATTCATTTCTAGAATCTATATCACCCATAAATCCATGATCATCTTCAAATCCTGTATAATCTTGCTTTGTTTTTATTAAAAATTTAAATGAACGTAGTGCTCCACCTATACCACCAATAATAACCATAACTTTTGATATTACAAGAATCTTATAAAGAGTATCCTCTTGTTTTTCTGATAATTTATCACTACCTGTTTTTTTCTTGTTTTTCCTTTTTTCATGAGCCACTATAACTGCTCTTAGTGACATTATAGCCCCACCTATACCACCTATAATTATTAATCCTATACTTATAGCTAATAATAACGTACTTAATTTTTTCCTAACTTCTAATATTTTTTCTTGTTTTAATCTATCATTTACAGTTTCCTTGAATTCTTCAAATGATATAGTATCACCTTCTTCTTGCTCTTTTTTCCTATCCTTTATATACTTATCATACTCCTTTTTGTATCTTTCATTTTTTTTATCTTCATCTTTAATGTTTTTAACAACATCAGATGCATGATCCTCGGCATCTTTTTTTATAGAATTTAAATCTGCATCACCACTAACCTTTTTATTGTTTTTTAGAAAAATTTCATACGATTTTCTAAGATAATCATCAGTTATTTGTGTAACACCATGTATAACATTATTTGATGTTTTACTTATATAATTCATAAAATGATCACCTATGGCATCTCTCCAAACGACATTTAATTTTTGCTCTTCGTTTAAAAAATCCAACTCTTCAAAAATATTATATTCTTTTATGTATTTCATGTTTTTTATATTTAAAATTTTTCTAATAATATATATATTTGTTAAAAATATAAAACATAAAAATAAAAAAATAATCTATGTCTGAGATTTTAAATGATTATCTAACTTTTCGTTTAGAGAGAGATTTACAAATTAACGAAGAAGATAGTGCAAAGCAAAAAGAATATAAAAAGTTTTTTAATAATAAACTCCAGCAACATGGGGTTGAAAGCCCAGCTAAATTAGATAATGCTGGTAAAAAGAAATTTTTTGGAGAAATAAAGGCTGAATGGAAAGGTGGTAAAGGTGCGAAAACGCAAGAATCTGAAGAAAATAATGATGGTGATTTAATAGAAGAAATAGTACATTCTATAGCCGAAGGTTTACAAGAGGAACCTAAATCGTTAGAACAAATAACCGAATATATTTCACAAATATTATATGAAAATGATTCTGATTTGGAAATAAATGTTGAAGAATTACTAGAAAGTTTGGATGACATATTTGTTGCATTAATTAATGAAGAAGATGGTGAAACCTACTTCTCAATAACTGATGATTATAGAAAAATTTTAGAATCTGGAGAGCAAGAAAAAAAAAAATCATTCGGCGATAGCATAAAGTCGCATTTTAAAAGGAATCGTGGAGCTTATATTGGTACAGCCGCAGGATTAGGTACAGCTATAGCATTAGGTAAAACAAAGGCTGGTCAAAACTTTACAGGCAAAAAACTGAGCGCAGGTGGTGCAGCATTAACAGGTGCTGGTGCACTAATAGGTAGACGTATTGACAAGAAAAGAATCAAAGCTAATAAAGCTGAAGGTAAACATCCAGATGATTTTAGATAATAATAAAAAATAATAAAACTTTTGAAATATATTTTAGAGTATAATTCCTTTTCAATATTAGAAAGTGAAGATTATGTTTTATTATCAGGAATAAAACAAAAAGATGTACATATTATAAAAGATGATATTATTAAAAATCTTCTTCCTTTACTATTGTTAAAGGAAGAAGATTTGTTTTTTGCTGGTTCTGCTGGTAAATTATCTGATCCAGAAGAGATAAGTAAAAATATAAATATAATTATAGATTCTAAATCATTATCAGATTCTAACAATTTTGATATTGGTATTTTAGATTTTTTAAAATACCAAGTCGATAGATTAAAATATAATTCTGTAATAAAAGACAATGATTCTTTATTAGTAGATTGGCCATTTAATGATATGAATATAGATGTTATAATACATCCTAGTTTAAATTATGATTGGATTAAATTTACTAGATATTGTCCAGATATATTAAATGGTGAAAGTGAATATAATGGTAAATATAGAGAAGCTATGTTATCAGCAATAACCGAATCAATTAATAAGAAGATAGTGTCATATGATGATCAAAATGATAATGTAAGAGAATATTCTAAACTTATTTTTGATAGAAATAGAGGAATGTATATTATACATAAATCATTTTTAGGACCACATGGCACTTTAACAAAAGCATATGAAGTTAAAGGTAGTAGAAAACTTATAACATCTAATCCTGATAAATTCGTCAATATATTATTTGGAGATGATATAACTAAGGATGATCTAATGACGTTTGAAAATATTCTTGATATTATAAAAGATCAAGATTATAAATTTTATAATAAATTACATCAAATAAAATCTAGATTTTATAAAAATTGTATGAAATTAAACATTACACCTTTAACATTATGACAAAGGATGATATATTTGAAATAAAGGAAAAGAAAGTTACAAATATTGCAACAAAAAAGGGTATAATTTTAAAAGTAATTTATCGTTTTTATGTTAATGAAGTTAAACCTCAACGTTGTGTTATATCAGTTGTAACTCAAAATGGTATATCAAAAATGTCATCATCTATATCAGATGCAGAAGGAAATCCTCTAGATTTGGATATACTATTAGCACCAAAAGAATTGGTAAAATTTATTAATACCAAGCAATGGATTATAAATAGTTTTAGAAAAGAACATCCAGAAATTAAAAAATTTATTTTAAAATAATATGGCACAAGTTTATTATTTTTCATCTATTATTGATGAGAATTTACTTAGAAGTAAAAATATAAAAATATATGATTCCAAAGTTTCAACTTTAAATGGTTATACTATGGAACATAAACGTAGTATTAATGAAATAAATATAACAGATTCTTTTTTAAAAGAAGATATCAATAATTTTGTACAAGGTATGTCATTTTTGATAGATGAAAATGATTTAGTTAAAATTGATAAGATTGAGAAATATCCAAATGATAGAAATAAATTAAACGTTATGGTTTCTTTTAGGGGTGATAAAAAGGATATACCCATGAAAGAAGCTATAGTTTATGTTGGTAAGGATGATTTTAATTCTTCTAAAGCTATCGAAAATTGGAAACCACAAAAACAAATGATGAGAATAAAATCTGAGAATAAAACCTTAGCTATGGAATATAATAAAAAATTAGGTGGTGCGCATATGGTAACATTTGAGCAATATAAAGAAGATTTAGAATATAAAAAATTAAATGAAAATGACTATTAAACCTTTACATGAAATATTAGAAAATCCTATAATAAAGGTTGCACCTTCAGTACCAATAGTGACTGGTGATGAAAGTGTATTTATGAGTCCAATAACAGAATTTTTTGGGAAATTATTCCAGAGTAGAGATACTGCACATATAATACATTTGGCAACAAAGAGTTTTGAAATTCATAAAGCATTAAATGATTATTATGATGCAATAGTTGATATAACAGACTCTCTAATAGAACAATATCAAGGAATGTATGGTCTTGTACAAATAAAAATACCATCATCATGTTACCAAGATCCTTTAGATTATTTCCAAACATTTATACAAGAAGTTAAGGATGCTAGAAAACTTTTTAAAGATTCCAATCTACAGAATACTGTAGATGAAATTTTAGATTTATTATCAAGTACATTATATAAATTAAGATTTTTAAAATAAATAAACTATGGAAAATACAATTCAAATTGAAACATTTAGTGTTGTTACAATAAGCCAAATTTCTAAACCAAAGTATACTATTGATGAAGAATCTGGAATTTATAAAGCAACAGTTAAAGGCTATTCTGCACAAAATCAATATGTTAAAGATTTCGAAATAGAATTTTCTCAAGAAGAATATGATAATTGGGGATCTGGTAATTCAGGTGAAAATTATATGAAAAATCTAATTCTTAACAAACTTTCATTTACAGAAGCATCTTAAAAAAATATAAATGATGAAATATATCCAAAAATATGATGATTATATAAATGAGGGTATAGATTTTAATATAGATATATTAAAACTTATTCTTGTTGTTGGTATTTCAACATTACTTGGTAAACTGATAATTATTTTTATAAAAAGATTTAAATCTAATCTTGGTAAAAAATTATTAGGTACTTTTGATCCCGTACTTCAAAATAAAATAAAAAATTACGAGGATTCACTGGAAAGTAAGTTCGATAAAAAAGAATTGGATGAATTATTTCAAACATTTTATTCAGATAATGTTTTACAATCATACATTAAAAAAATTAATGCCGCTCATTCTGATGATGAAAAAAGATATTTAATGGAACAATGTGATAATTATATAAAAACTAAATTAAAACCAGAGCAATATAAATCATTAAATATGGTTTCATTTAGAGGTGATTTAAATTATCAAGTAACTCCACATAATGTAAAGGAATTTGATGGTATATTAAAAAAATTATTTACAGATATCAATAAATATCTAAATGATCAAAAAATGTCACCGATTGAAAATTTTGACATAACTGGATCAGCATTTTATTGGAATAAAGATATACATGATAATCCTAATAAACGTTATGGTGATATAGATGCTATAATAACATTACCATTATTACAATTTAGTGGTGAAATGAAAGCTAAAAATTTAGATGAAGAAAAAACATTAGAACTTTATAATAATATAATTTTAAAATTTATACAAGATATTCAACCAGATTATATAGATGCAAATTTAACATTTCATCTGAACAGAAATAAATTGAATAAAAAAATGATTAGAGGTATTTCTGTTGCAGTATTTATAAATGATGGTATGACATTATTAGTAGATTTTATACCAACATTTGGACCATATAGAGAATGGACTATTGATAGATTAACACCAGAACATAATTATAAAGGTATAACATATGGTAGAGTTTATACTGCTATAGAAAAACATCTTTTGATAGAAATAGGAGATACTGGAGTTCATGCTTGGTTAACACCAAGAAGCAATACTTTAAAATCCAGATTTGATACTGGTTCTAAACAAATACATAATATAAGTAGGAATTACCAAACATGCTTATTAGATATTGCAAATTGGTTAGGTACTGTAGCCGGTATAGAAGAAGGTCAAATGAAAATAGATTCGTTATTACATCTTAATCCTGGTATGAGTAGAGATAATATAAATTTACATATTTTATTAAAGGGTGTTAGAGGCTTAATAAAAACTTTAGATAAAAATAATATATTTAGTAAAGGTATTATACCGGAAATTCATAGTGGTAAAGAATGTATGGATCTAATATATAATACTTATTTAGATGAAATGAATAAAAGATTACATAATATTAAATTTAATAATAGAAATGATATTCTTTTGATGGCAGATTATGATAAAACTGTAATAGCTGTAGATTATGCAAAAGCTATTGCAAAAAAATGGTTAACCTAAAAAATAAAAAAATAAAAAAATAAAAAAATGTTAAATATATTAAGTTTTAATGATTTTCTAATACAAGAAAGAATATCTTGTGATGTTGAAATAATATCAGAAATAGACCCGTATATTTTAGAAGAATATATTTTAGAAGAATACGGTATTTTTTTAGATGATGAATTATACCAAATAATAAATGAAGCTGATGATCCAAAAACATCAGGTGGTGGAATTAAAGGACATTTTAAAAAACATTGGAAAAAATATGCAGCTGGCGCGGCAGGTGCAGCAGCTATTGGTGGAGCAGCATATTTAGGACATAAAAAAGGTTTATTTAATGGCAAATCAGCATCTAATGTTATCAAAACGTCTACATCTTCTTCAGCCAAACATATGCCAAAATCTGTAGGTATAGATCATGAAAAACAAGCTAATAGATATAGTGATTTGCAAGATAAGATATTAAATAAAATGGATACCGAAAAGGATCCAGTCAAAAAATTAAAAATGGCAACTACATTACGTAATGTAGCAAACAGAGCACAACATCATTCACTGAAAGCTATTTCTTAAAAAATCAATTAAATGAAACATACTTTAGATTTTAATTCATATAATTTATATAATTCCAATTTATCATTTTTCAATTATCTATTAGAATCTGATAATATTGAATCAGAATCTGATTTAAAAAAAGAAGAAAAAAAAGAATTGACTAAATGGCAAAAAATAATATCATGGGTTAAAATTAATAAAAATCCAATATTAATAACTATAGGTACTATTTCAGTATTGAGTATTATAATATCAATATATTTAAAAATATTAAAACACCAAGAAGAATCTGATAATAAATATAAAGAATTAATAAAAGATTTAAAAGATTTAAAAATACCAATTAAACGTTTTGATAAACGTGATATTAATTCAACCATTAATGATTTTATAGAAGATAATAATTTAGATGTTAATGATAAAAGACATAAAGATTTGATTAAAAAATTCAAAAGAGCTATAGAATTTAAAATTAAAACTGGTCAAGATATTGATAATTGGTTATTAGACATTAAAAATTATGAAAATGCTATTAAAACTAATGTTGGTGTAAATTATGATTCTAAACCACCAATGACATGGAGTAGAAGTGATGAGGAGTGGAAAATACAAGCTGAGATGTATGATAAAGTCAATCAATTAGAACAGCATTGTAAAAGTTTAGAGCATGAACATCCAGGATTAACTAATATACTCAAGGATATTAAATTTGGTAATATACAAAAATCTATAAATGGTATAAAAATGTCATATTTTGGTAAAGAAAGAAAGCAAAAAATTGATGGTTTTAATAAAATTATAGATTTTGTGTATGATTCCATTTTAAATATATACAAAGAAAGAAATTCTATTCAAAAATTATTAAATTAAGGATTAAAAAATGTTAAAAAATCAAATACACTCAATGATTGCAGCATTTTTACAAACGTGTACATGCAAAATTAAAGATGATATTAAACTATCTGATTTAGGTATAACTGGTGATAGATTAAGAAATTTTAAAAATCTTATTCAACATAACTATGGTTCACCATTTAATGAAATGGCATATACAAATTGGCAAACTGTTGGCGATGTTGTAAGTGATATAGAAGATAGGATGATTACTTTGTAGAATTGGTAAATTCTAATATCCTTTTTGATATATCACCTTTAATTTCCTTTTCTATTAAATTTGAATGTATATTTTGATTATAAATACACATAACATAAATATCATTCTCTATATTATCAATTATAAACTTTTCTAATTCTTTAGTTTTACCATCGAATGTTGTATGAGACCATTCAGTAAATAAAACAGTTCTATGATATTTATTTTCAATTTTCATTTTAGAAATTGAAAATTTACATTCTGTCAAAATATAAGTGTATTCATTCAAAACATAGCATACACCAGTTTTAGATTTTTTGTTTTTTGATAGTATTTTATAATTTAAATTCATATCATTTCCAGATTAAATAACAAAAACTTTATTTTATATATTCATATTTTTAAATAGTCAATATATGTTAATTTATAAAACAACAAATCTTATAAATAATAAGATTTATATAGGTCAAAAACAAATAATGAAAACGGAAAAAGAATTATTAAATTCCAATTATTATGGTTCAAATAAAAAATTAAAGGAAGATATTAAATCTATAGGAAAAGAAAATTTTAAAAGAGAAATTATAGATTATTCTGATGATTTTGATGAATTAAATAAAAAAGAAGAGTATTGGATAGAAAAATATGATGCAACTAATCCGGAAATAGGCTATAATGTTTCCAAAAAAACCGGTAAAAATTTTTGGCTAGGATGTCATCATACTGATGAATCGAAAGCTAAAACATCTAAAATTGTATATCAATATGATTTAGATTGCAATTTTATTAAGGAATATCCTTCAATTAAAGAAACACAGAGAAAAACAAATATAGATGTAATACGTATTTCGAATAATTATATTAAAATTATTGATAATTATATTTGGATGGATCATAAATTATCTGATGATGAAATTTTTAATATTAAAAAAATCATAAATGGTAGAAAAACTATAAAAAAAATGATATATCAATATGATTTAAATGGTACATTTATTAGAAAATACAAATCTATAACAGATGCATCAAAATATAATAATATCAATTCTAATTTACTTTTTATATCATGTAATAATGTACTAAAAACTGCTAAGAATTTTTTTTGGTCATATACTGAATTAAATAAAGATGAGATTAATTATAGATTATATCTATATTCTGTAAACAAAAAAATGATATATCAATATGATTTAAATGGTAATTTAATTAAAGAATATAAATCTATAACAGAAGCTAGTAATATTACAAATGTAAATATCAGTAATATTTGTAGTTGCTGTAGTAATAAAAATAAAACTGCTGGTGGATTTTTTTGGAGTTTTAAAAAAATAGATAAAAACGAAATTAAAGAAAAAATTTCAAATAAATATTATAAACATTATTCAAGAAATGTATATAAATATGATTTAGATTGCAATTTTATTAAAGAATATAAATCTATAAAAAATGCTATGAAAGAAACAAATATACATTCTGGAAATATATCTAAATGTTGTTCTGGTAAAACAAAAACTGCTGGTGGTTTTAAGTGGTTTTATAATAGATTGGAGGATGTAAAATGTCAATAAAAATATTACAAGATATTTTTGATAAAAAAGGTTCAGAATTTATATCTAATTTGCTTAATCTGGATTGCCGAGTATCCGAAAAAATATCATCCTCTAAATTTTCATTTGAGTATAATGGCGAAAAGTTGTTATTTTTTAAACGTGATACGACTAATCCAATATCTAAAATTGACAGAATATTATCCAAATATTATGATGATGCTATAGAATATATTGAAACTTTTACACCAGATACTTTGAGTGGTATAAAACCAAATTATAGATTTCATTTTCAATATTTTCCTGATAACACAAATATACAATCTTATAATGTAATACCAAAGAATAAACTTGTTTTAACACATATTTTAGTTAAGAGGGATGATAAAGATTTAAAATCTGAAGAATATGTTATATCATCTAAAGATGAATTGTATAGTTGGGCTGATAAATTTGGGGTTGGTTATCCACCAATAATATTTGAAGGCAGATTATCAGATAAACAAAAAGATTCTTTAATGGAATATATTAGAATGTCTAAAGAAGATATTTTAAAAAAGTTTAAAACTGATAGTTTTTCTAAATTTTTAATAGGTATTTTAAACCCAGCACTTAAACCAGAATTAATTGATCCAAATTCTGATTATAAAATGGAAGGTGTTGTATTTTCATTTGGAGATAAAAACTACCAAGTTTTGGCAAAAATGATAGATCCATATTTTGAACAAATGTCAAAAACTACAAATGTTCCTACAGAAAAAAATGATATAGTATCGATTATTTTTTCTGATATTATAGAATTTATGGAACAAGATGATAGATGGAGAAAGATGAAATTATATAAAATTGGTGTAAATGATAGATATATAGAATTGATATCCAGGGTATATAATAATTTTATAGATAATTTTGGACATAAGTATGAAACTCTAGATTTAAATTTACCATCATATTTAAAACAACCAAAATTTGATTTAAACCTTGATTTAATAGAAAATAAAAAAACATTATTATTTGTAAATAAATCAGTTTCATGGAAAGAAATTTATAAAATGTTTATTTCATTATTTAGAAAGAAAAGAAATAAAACAAAAGAATTTCTTTCACCATCTATTGCTAAATATCAAAATAATATAGTAGACCAGATATATAAAAAAATTACAAGTATTGATGAAGGTAATTTCGAAGAAATATATGAAACTTATATAGAAGAATTCTCTCTTAACGACACTCTAAACACGTCAAATTACGCAATACCAGACATACCAGAGCGTCTAATTCAAAAAGACGAACTAATACTCGAAAACGAAGAAAGTCTTGACTCTATGAGAATTGTCTCTTTTTGGAAAAGAGCCTTAGAAAGTAATACGGAAGAACAGAAAGTTGTTTCTGGTAAAGGTGTGAATGTTGTTATTGGTAAATTTCAACCATTTAATAATGGTCATATGGAATCATGTAAAAAAATATATGAGAGTAATAAAAAGCCAATAATGATATTTCAAGTACATAATGGTGTAAATGGTGAAAGCAGACCATTTAGTAAAGATTTATCAGAAAAAATGTTAACTAAAATTGTTGAAGATAATAAAATGTTTGTCGGTTACCATATAATTAAAAATAGTTCTCAACAACTAATAAATGAAAAGTTAGATGGTAAATATTATCCAATAACACTAGCCGGTAATGAAAATTTTATTAGATTCTTTAAGAAAAATCAACAATTGAATGAAAATGATGATAAAAAAATAGAATTTATAGAATTTAAAAAATATATAAATAATGATAAACATATTTTAAATAAAAATATAGTCGAAAATATAAAAAATGATGACTATCTTTCATTTAAAAAATATATACCAGAGTGTATACATGGTTATTTTTCATCTATGAAAGATGAATTAAATAATTTAAAGTAACAACAGATAAGATATAATTCAAATTATATAAACTCTAAGTTGTAGAGGTCGAGTGTATTGACCATTGAAATTTATAATTTCATAAAGATTTTTAAAATCATTACATGATATGAAAAGTAAAATAAAATTAAAATAAAACGAATGAGTATTTTAAATTTTCCAGAAGCTATAGTTTCTGATGTAAACATTATAGCAAAAGAAGGTGGTACACTCCAGGACGTAGCCGATTATCTTTATGAGTATCATGGTCTTGATTTTGATATAGATTTATACTATAATGAACTTAACGAAGCTGAAGCTCCTAAAGCATCAACTGGTAGTAAAGTTAAAGACCACTTTAAAAAGCATTGGAAAAAATATGCTGCTGGTGCTGCCGTTGCAGGTGCTGTTGGTGGTGCGGCATATTTAGGGCATAAAGCTGGTAAAAAATCTGGATTTGCCGTAGGTCATAGTCATGGACACGCAGCTGGAGTTGACGATGGTGTTAACGATTTCTTATCAAAACATCATGGTAAAAAAATATCCATCAACTATAGAGGTAAAAATGATTATGGTATAGGTGGTCATGGCAAGGCTTAAAATTTACCAAAAAAATGTTAACTATTAATACAATAAAAAATATTTTTTAAGATGAATTTAAATGAGAAAATATTAATAACAAAACGGAAATATACCGATAATCATCCAGCACATGTACATAGTACACATGCACCAGTTAGAAGTGTTATTTTAGATGCTATTGCTAAAAATGGTGGAGCCATTGATATTAAATCTTTAGAAAAAATAGGTGTAACAAAAAGATGGCTTTTGGATAATAAACATTTAATAAAAATGATTACAGCCGATACATTAAAATTAACTGATAGAGGTCAAAAATTATTGCAGAAATTGAAAGAATCGGATGATAATTTGTATGATAATGAACTAGATCTTCAACATGAACTAGTTTACTATTTAAATAAGAATATATAAAAAATAAATTAAAAATAATAATATAATATGATACTAAGTTTTAGCGAATTTAACGATCTGTATGAATCATCAAATGGTTTAGGACAAGATGAATATAGCAATGGTATTGAAGTCATGGAAGCATTACTTACAGTAATGCAAGAACGCGAAGTCTTATCTGAATCAGAAGTTGTAACATTTTTAGACAATGTATTGGATGAAACTGGTTATGATTTAAATACAGAAGTGTATGAAAGCTATGCAGAATGGATTGCTGATTGGTCACAATTCATTGATGAAGGAATTAATGAAGATGAAAGCGAATTATTATTTGCTCTAACACGTAGAGGTGAAGATCTTTTAGAAAAAAATAATCCTTACGCCGTACATAAAAGAGCAGCAGGTGGTAGTGCAGTCAAAGGTGCAGCATCTTTCCTTAAACAAAAGCTTGGTCAAGCTGGTGGAGCAATAGCTAAAGGTGCTAGTGCAGTAGCTGGCAAAACAGGTGCTATTGGTAGCAGAATGAATATTGGTGGAACTAGTAAAGCTGCTGGTGCATTTAATAAATTAAGCGGTAATAAGAAATTAGGTGTTGCTGCTGGTGGTGCCGCATTAGCTGCTGGTGCTGGTTATGGTGCATACAAAGGTATCAAAGCTTTAAAAGCTCGTAGTGCTGCCAAAAAAGCTGCTGCCGGACAACCTGCTAAATAATTTAAATTTAAAAAATAAACAGATATGATTTTAACATACTCTCAATATAGAGAATTAAATAATGATGGTGTAGATGCATCATTATTTATAAAATCTGTTATAGAATCTTTAAATGAACATGGTAGTCTTTCATATGATGAAATGGTATCTTTATTTGAAGAAGTGGCAGAATTTTACGGATACGAAGTAACTGATACAGATGCATATGTTCAATCATTATCATCCTTATTAGATTCGTATGTTTCAGAAAGTATAGATGAAAATGATGAATATTCTTATACTTTAACTGATGATGCTATTAATGAATTTTTCGGTCCATTCAAAAAGAAAGAGCCAGAAGGATTTATGGGTCATGCATCTAGTATAATTGGTAGTGTAGCTAAAGCTCATGGTAAAGCTGCTGCTGCTGGTCATAAAGCAGGTGTGAAAAAACAGAAAAATTTGATGAAACATGATTATAAGATGGCTAAATTATCAGGTAAAACTGCTGCTGGTGGTTTTGATAATTATGCTAAATTATCATCTACAGCAAATAATCGTTACTAATGTTACATTTATTAGAATATGATGAATTAAATGAATTATTAGGCGGATTAGCTACAAAATTAGCTATCCGCCATATAGTTCGTTCTCCTGTTAGAAAAATTAATTCTGAAACTAAAGCTGCTAAAACATTAATGAAAAAGGATTATAAAGCATTAAAAAATATTAACAAACGTGCCAGCTAAATCAATCGCACAACAAAGGATAATGGCTAAAGCTTTAGCGTGTAAAACTGGTAAATCTGATTATTGTCCACCAAAAATACAAAGAATTGCGGATTCTATGTCTAAATCTGATTTAGAAGAGTTTGCAAAAACTAAACATGATGGTTTACCACATAGAATCAGAGAAGGTGTAGTTTATAAAATAGGTAATCCTAACGATACAGTTTTTTCAATGTTAAAAGATTGGTTAACTGGTAAAAATATAAATTTTATAGAAAATAAACCTGATAATGAATTTGAAATACTTAATAGTTATGATCTAGAAAAAGAAGATCAATTACAATTATTAAATTATATTAATAAAATAGGTTTAAAAAAAGTTTGGGAAAATTTAGCAGCTGGACCAACTACCGGACAAGTTTCTGGTTCTGGTATATCAACATTAACTAATACATTAGGAATGAAAGCTGTTAATCCTCCAGGACCAGGTAAAGAAGGTAGCGGTGATAATTTTGATAATGCAATCGGAAGTATTACTCCTAAAGTAAAGAAAAAGAAATTTAAAAATAAATAAAAGATGTCTTATAATTTACAATTACTTACTAATAAGATTACAACTTTAAAGAGTAATGCTGATAATTTATTAACAGCAATAAGTTATCGTTCCGAAGAATTGGGCGCTAATTCTACAAATCCACATAGTGTAGTATATAGTGTACCATCAACCTTGGTTATTTCTCTAGAAAGTGAATTAGATTCTGTAAATCAATTATTAGTATTATTAAAGTTAAAATTAGATGGTATAACTTATGGATTAGGACCTACAGGTTATCAACCATACATAGATTTCGGTCCTACTGGTAATATGGGTCCTTGGGGTCCTTAATATAATTTAAAATATAAAAAAATATAATCAAAATGGCTACAACACACAATACGGTTAATACTAAATTAGATATTTTAATCGCAAAGGCAAATGCTCTTAAAACAACTTTAGGGCCTTCTGGTCCATCTTTATACCAATATGGTAATGAAGTTGATGATAGATCAGCTCACACTTTATATGGTTTACCTTCTGCTATTGCAGAAGATGTAGAAAAAGCAACTGAAGCTATTATTTTAGCTGAACAAAAAGTTTTGGCTATTTTCTCATAAGATTAAATATATTTGGTTCCACTGGCAATTCCGGTACGACTGAGCATATCCTATATTTAAAGCCATACATACGTGTATGGCTTTTTTTATTTATAATACAAAAAATCATTAAATTTGTTTATTGATATTTTTAAAAATACCAATTAAAATTTATTTTTGATTCCTTAAAAATAATTTTAAACAAATTTTAAAAATCTCGTAATCCTTGATGTCACCCTCCGAAAACTTAGAACTAACTTAAAGGTACTTAAAGGGTCCTCCTTCCACCAACCTGATTTAAGCCTCCTACCAAACCTCCTACCAACCAGATTCCAACCTCCTACCAACCAGATTCCAACCTCCTTTTATCAACCTGATTTAAGACTCCTGCCAACCTCCTTTTATATAATCTAAAATTTAATATGACAAAATATCATGATTGATATAAAAAATAAAATAATACATGT